GAATCAATGCCATTTCTCTTAACTTATGTTCTGGGATTAGTGTTTCTCTTATAAAGTTAGCTTCTTCATAACTAATATCAATGTCAAGATGAACTCTAACATGACTGTCAATCAATAGCAAGCCTTCAGGGTTTTCTAGTACATCACTTAGTTTATATACACGATATAATGGTTGTCTAGGCCAACTATGAAATACAGGCTCTTCACCCCATTCTAGTATCATCATGCCACGTGCATCATCACCTGCGTCAGCATAGTTATGTGGGAAAGCGTTACCAATATACCATACATTCTTTTTGCTTTGACGTTTATGGAAATGACCACTGAATACTAAATCTGTATTTGAAAAAGAATCCATATTAATATCACCATGATCAGGCATTAATATTTGTGCATTCATGTAAAAATTGGGAAGCTCAAAATGTCCAAATATATATTTAGATTTTAATTTTTTAATTTGTTTTGCCTCATCACCTACTAACCATGGACAAATAGTCACGTCACCTTCAGTAAAAATATCATTAATAACATGAACATTTGGAAGATATCCTGCCCATAATACACTATGAATGTCACGTTTTTCTCTATAGTATAAATCATGATTCCCTGTTAAAAAGAACACTTGAGTAAAATTAGAATTTAATAATTCTAAACATTGCATAGAGTAATGGAGACTATGTATGTTAATACTTGCCCTATGATTATGCCAATCACCGCATATGATTGCAGTGTCACACCCTTCATCTTTTGCCTTTGATATAAACCACTTAACAAAATTTAAACAGTCCTCATTGTGAACTATACTATTTGATTTTAAACCAATGTGCAGGTCTGTCATTACTGCCGCTTTTTTAAATAGATTCATTCAATATCCTTAATTTTATAACCATTGTAAAATTCTCCTTTTTTTGATTTTTCTCTAATGGTACACATCCATTGGCCTGTTTGTCGTTGGAACTCACTAATACTATTATAAACTTCTACCTCACCGGTATCACGCATTAAGGTAACCTTCTTGGAAGTTTTTTCTGCGCCTTTTAATCCATTTTGTATTCTATATTTTTTTGCAAGTTCTGGATTTTCTTTTTGCCATTCTTTAATACCAGCACTATGTTTTTCTTTGGAACCGGGTACATTATCATAATAGTTTCTTAGTGTTTCTGCACGATTAATATTGGCTTCCTCAGTATGACAATGTTTAATCATTTCTTTTCTTTGGTCTTCGGTGGTATCAGCCCATTTTTTCTTATTGAATTCTCTCCATTTTTCTCCCAACGCATTTCGTATAAGAGCCACTTCATCATCATTAAACATAGTGAGATCATTATTCAGTCCGTCTCCGCCAGGAGTGCTGTTTAATCCTTTTTTATAAGAATTAAATTGGTTGATATATTTTATTTCGGCTAAAGCAAGTTGTGAGACTGAAGTAAAATTTCTTTCTAATACTTCATATATACAATTTTCAGAACCGTATTGATGTAGTGCAATGTGAAATTTTCCTTTTGGATTAATAATAGATTCTTTGAGGTGAGTACGCCATCTAGACTTTTTGTACTCTGGCTTGGTATCTAACCCAATATATATTTGATTAAGTGGAATTACCGTGATTTTGTATATAAACATATTTTATCCCTAAATGAATATCTTACTTATTTATCATTTAGGGAGTAAAACTTAGTTTATTCTTCGTAAACTGTACTACTTGTCCCAGAACCTTGACGACTCCAACTTGGGTTAAGGCCGTTGATTTCTAATATATCATCACGAATATTTTGATTACGTTTCTCGGTATTCAATACACGACAGAAACTATTAGTTATAGCAGCCGTGTAATAAGCGAATGGGTTGGCTGATTTAGCCTCATTGAATCGTAAGCCAACATACGTTAGTTGAAGGATAGCACTGTTACGCATCTCATCATTATAGGTATACCCACGCCAATTATATTTCATGGCATATTTTTCGCACATCATAATATACATACGGGCGAGTTTGTTTGTGATTTTACCATGCTCTTTATTAAAAGAACCTGTTACTAGATCACCTTCCCAATGACTTTTGCCTACACAATAGAATGTATTATTTGCGTCAATTTTGTAGTGTTGGAATGGGGGGAAGTTTACTTTAACATGAACCATATCATCTACTTCAGCTTTAGTAGTTGTATCCTCTAAGTCAGCAAAGATTTCATCTGGATCTGGTTCTTCAAATTCAAAGATGTCCTTTGCGGTTTTCTTTTTAACGGTTTTGCGAGGTTGTTTTGGTGCAACCGGAACATGATCCCAAGTCATTATACGAAACACTAAATCGGTTATTGCTATTGAGTCAGGTGAAACTGCATCTTTAGATCCTTGTTCCAAACTAAGACGTAATGCACGTGTTTCTTTTGCTTGCTGAATAGTTTCTGATTTAAAAGCATATGCTAGACTATCCTCAATTGAAGCCTGGGGCATATCTACGATAAAGTCATAGCGATGATATTCTGGTTTAGTGAAACAGCAGTATGCGTTTTTACTCTCATGTATTTCTTTTAGAATGTCTTTATTATTCAAATAATTGACTGGTTTGCGTGGTGCGGGTAGTAGAGACATAGTTTCCTTGTTGTTGTGTGTATTATAACACTTTTGTTGTTGAAAAGCAACATTAATATAGAAAAAGGGTAAATTTTATAGCGATAAATACTATTTAGTAAAGGTATAAAACCATGTCAACAGCTAATATAGCCGTATTAAACGCAGATTTAATAGCACTCAGAGAATCGTTGAGGATAAAACTCCAGAGCCTGGCTAATGTTAATCCTAATTATCAAATGAATGCTGCCTTTATTGCAAGATTAAAAGCAGAGGTTATAGTATTAAATAAAAATATTGCATCAATAGAGGCTCAGATAACTGCCGCATCAAAACCTGCAGTTCAACCGGCGCCGCGCCCAACCCCACCTAAGGTTGAAAACGCAAAACCAGCAGTTAATACACAAAATGAAGCTGCAACCGCTGCCTTCTTAGCAGCTAATGAAGAACCACAAAATATTGAAAATAAAGAACCGGCAACTATTAATGTAGACGATGCAATTGAAAAAGCAAGATTAGAAGTTCAAGCCGAGTATGACAGTATTCCACCACGTACCGAACAAGATATTATTGGTGCGTATGGCGGGATGCAGGGTTTACAAGGATCGGTTGATAGGACTAGGGGACTACAGATTACCCAAGATGCAGAGAATGCAAAAACTCAAGGTGATTGGCGTGTAAGATTAAGTTTAGCACCAAGTGCAGGTTATTTATATAAGGCACAGAATCCAGGCATATTAACACCATTGCAAAAAACAGATGGTGTAATATTCCCATATGTACCTCAGATTCAAGTAACATATGCCGCTCATTATGATCCTGCCGAAGTTGCTCACAGTAACTATAAAATATTTCAATATAAAAATAGTAGTGTAGATCAAATTAATATTACATGTGATTTTACCGCACAAGACAATGATGAGGCAAATTATTTATTAGCTGTAATACATTTCTTTAGGTCGGTTACTAAAATGTTTTATGGACAAGATGAAATACCTAAACCCGGAACACCTCCCCCACTGTGTTATCTATCCGGTATGGGTGATTTTCAATTTGATAAGCATCCGTTAGTAGTAAGTTCATTTAATTATAGTTTACCAAATGATGTGGACTATATAAGAGCAGGTAGTCCAACATTGTTACCCGGAGTTAATTCAAGCGAATATAATAGTGGTAATGATATTACGGTTGATGATGGTGTATCTTGCCGTAGATTACAAGTTAATGGGTTAAATTTTGGGGGAAATGAAAGTGTTCCAAATTGGCAACAGCAAAGTAATACACAACCTACATATGTACCTACAAAGATTCAGATTGCAGTAACTGCATATCCAATTGTAACACGTAATGATATAAGCAATAAATTTAGTTTAAAAGAATATGCCACTGGTTCTTTACTACAGGGTAGTAAACGTAGTGGCGGAGGAATTTGGTAATGTCAAACAACGCACTTTATCCACAAACAAGTCCATACTATGCCACAGACATAGTTAATGATAAATTTTTAGATATAATGATAGATAGGCCTATATTTAAACAGCCTTCTGACATATATTGGGAAATTACAATGGTATATGAATATCGTCCTGATATGTTAGCATATGACTTATATGCTGATAGTAGGTTATGGTGGGTATTTGCACAACGAAATCCTAACAGATTAAAAGATCCTTACTTTGATTTTGTTACAGGAGTGGGTATCTATTTACCTAAGGCAGATTTTTTAAAACAGTTACTGGGACTATAAATGGCAACAATAGGAAGTACAAGATCAATCCCTAATCCAGGATATAGTCCTTGGACATCAAAGGTTGAATTAGATACAAATACAGGAAACCAGATAGCATATGTATACGGAGGGTCTGGTAAATTATTATATACGGGAACCCCGCAAGAAGTAGTTAGAAAAATTCCTACTAATACCTCTTATAATGCTGATAAGGCTTTTTTTGATGGATTGATTAGTACTATTGATGGACAAAGCGCCGGTCTAACGGCACAGTACCAACAACAAGTTCCACCAACTAATACAGAACCTTTACCACCTGGTACAGATAATAAGCCTAATAGTAATAACCTTACAGGATCGGCTGACGGAGATAGCGGCCAAAATAAAGAAAGTCAAGCAGAAGCAAATCCTAATCCATCTGGTAATTTAAATAATATGCCTGAACTAGTTATTACTACTAATAGAACTATCTCAACACAAAATGCGGCACAAAACGCAGGCCCAAATAATCAAAAACCTGGCATGCGCCCGCAAAATCCATTGTCAAGTTTATCAAGTTACACCTATCAACTTACTTTATATATGATAACACCTGATGCTTATGATGCTTTTATACGATCCGGTAGAAGTAACATTAATGCTATTAATAATGTAGCGAATCCACAAGTAGCAACTGAAGTTGAAAGTGGTATGGCAGGCGCATATATTATAGCACAAAGTGGTGGTATAAACAATAAGACAAGTAAACGTGCATTTGACTATGATTTTTATATAGATGATTTAAAAATTAAAACCAAAACAGCTGGACCGGCAACTACTACTGCATCTAACGATAGTGAAATTTTATTTAACATTTATGAACCATATGGTTTCTCATTTATATCAAAATTATCAAATGCTTCGGAAATATTGAAAAATAATAGTAAATTAAAAAATTATAAAGCTTTGTTTAATGCAACTAGACAATTTTTTATATTAGGTATTAGATTTCAAGGATACGATGAAACCGGAAAAGAAATTTCAGCAGACACCACATATAATCAAGATAATAAAAATATAACCGGCGATTCGGGCGGAGTATATGAAAGATTTTTTGACATTAAAATTAAAAGTTTCAAATTTAAACTTGATGGTAAAACAACAGTATATAATATTACGGCAGCACCTGTTGCTCCTGACACAGCATTTGGTGTGAAATTTGGTAGATTAGATCGTGGTGGAAGATATCAAGGTAGCACCGTATCAGAAGTATTAAAAAATTTAATAGATCAGTTAAACGAGTACCAACAAAACAGAAAAAAAACAAGATCATCTTCAGTGGGTGTTATACCAAATGTTTATAACATCAGATATTTAGGAAATGCTGAAAAAGAAATAGGTGGTGCAACCATTGTAAGTCTTGCTGATATAAACAAATCACAATGGCCCATGAGTTTAGCTAAAAATGTAAATCAAGTTAATGAAGGTGTTTCTGTAACAGCCACACCTAATAAGAATAGTAGAACCATTACATTTGCTAATGATATATCTATAATGCAAGCATTGAGTTCAATTATATCACAAAGTTCTTATCTGACTGATTCCTTAAATGTAATTATAAAATCAACTACGCAACCGCCTCCGGCTAATAAAGGTGGACCAAATGTTACAGATCCTAAACCGGATGTAATTAAATGGTATAATTTAGGTTCTGAAGTTAAATGTTTAGGCTTTGATACTATAGCAGGTGATTTTGCGTATGAAATTACATATATCATACAACCTTATGAAACACCCAATGTTACTAGTCCGTATGTAAATAAAACTACAAAATATTATGGTCCACATAAAAGATATGATTATTGGTTTACCGGAAAAAACTCAGAAATACTAAATTATGAACAAAAGTTAGATAATGCATATTTTATTGCCGCAAACAATCCAACCGGTGCACCTGCTAGTCAGGGTGGATATCAAGATATACCCTCTAGTGAAGGCAAACGGCAAAATGAAGATAGAACAGGTAAATTAGATCAAGGTAAAGAAGCACAAAATTCTTATCTAACAAGTTTATTTGATCCGGGTAGTTATGCTAATACAAAAGTTACTATTATGGGTGATCCTGATTTTTTAATGCAAGATAGTCCTAGTTCGTTAGATCAAGTATATCGTCAGTTTTATGGTAAAGGTTTTACTATTAATCCAAATGGTGGGCAAGTTTTTATTGAGATAGATTTCAAAGAACCGGAAGATTACAACAATGATACCGGACTACTAACTATTAACGAGTCTATATTATTTTGGAAATACCCTAAAGAAGTTGCATCAATTGTTAAGGGAATAAGTTATCAAGTAATAGAGGTAAACAGTATTTTTTCAAAAGGTAAATTTACACAAGAATTAAGTTGTGTAATAAATCCTATGACTGATATAGTAGCTAAAGAATCTAATAGTGAAATTGGTAGACCGGCTGCATTGGATGCAAGTGGCCGTCGAACTGCAAGTTCAGATCCTAGAGTTGGTCCAATTATTTCAGAAGAAGATAAGGTACTAGCTAATAATGAGGTAAATAGACTAGCAACTAGGTATCCAGTTAAAACAAACAGTGCTCTTAATGCATCGTCTGAAAACAAGGATGATAATGTAGTAAATCCTACTAAACAACCTGCAAATCAAGGTGGCAGAAATGAACCAGTACCAGGAAGACCGAGGGGCGGAATATAATATATGGCATATGATGAAATAAAACCTAGAGGTAGTACTAAATCAAGTAAGCCGGATGCCGGAGGTGCAGTATTACGTAGTGTACCATTATTTGGCGTTGTTAAAGACAACATTGATCCAGTAAGGTCAGGTAGATTGCAAGTATACATTAGTGATTTAGGCAGTACAAATCCTAATGATAGTAACTCATGGGTAACAGTAAGCTATATGAGTCCTTTCTATGGTGTAACTACACCATCATCAGCTAATACAGGATGGGGAGAATATATTAAAAATCCCAACAGCTATGGCATGTGGAATAGTCAACCTGATATCGGTACAACAGTTATATGCATATTCATTAACGGTGATCCTAATTATGGTTTTTGGATAGGATGTGTACCACAAGCAGAAGCATTACAAATGGTTCCTGCAATTGGTGGCACAGACAATATTGTAGCAAATTCAGGAGAATCAAAAAGTTTAGGCGGTGCAGTACGGTTACCTGTAACTAATATTAATACGAACAATACAGGAATAGCAGATAGTAATACATTTTTAAATGACGCTAAACCCGTACATAGTTATGTTGCTAGTATATTAGCACAGCAAGGGTTAATTAGAGATCCTATCAGAGGTGTAATTGGTTCAAGCGCACAACGTGAAGCTCCGTCACGTGTTGGATGGGGAGTAAGTACACCAGGACGTCCTATATATGAAGGTGGCTACACAGATGAAACTATTGCTACAGCCGCTACTAGTGATAAACCAACCGGATTAAAAGTAGTAGCACGTAGAGGCGGGCATACTTTAGTAATGGATGACGGAGACATTTTAGGTAAAGATCAATTAGTAAGAATACGTAGTAGTTTAGGACATCAAATATTAATGAGTGATGACGGACAAACTTTATTCATCATTCATGCTAATGGTCAAAGTTATATTGAATTAGGTAAAGAAGGTACAATTGATATGTACTCTACTAACTCATTCAACGTTAGGACACAGGGCGACTTAAATCTACATGCTGATAATAATATTAATATCAATGCAGGTAAGGCACTAAACATAAGTGCTGATACTATTGCAATTAATAGTGAAAAACAAACCACACACAAAGTTGGAACAGATTTTAGTTTATATGCTTCTGGTAAGTACACCACTAAAGTTGATGGACAGATGAGTTTTGCAAGCGGAGCAGATGCATCGTTCTATAGCGATGTAGTTACTTACATTAATGGTAGTAAAATTAACTTGAATACGGGCTCATCAAGCTTAGTACCACAAGAAGTAAAACCATTACCAGTAGTAGCGCATACTGATACATTAAATGATGCAGTTAAAGGTTGGGCAGCGGCACCAGGTAAGTTATTAAGTATTGTTAGTAGAGCACCTGCACATTCACCATGGGCTAGTGCAAATCAAGGGGTAGATGTAAAAGTGAATAACAATGCTAGTGCGGCATTACCGTCGGCACCTAGTACAGCTGTTGCGGCAGCAAATGCTAGCGCAGGTGCACCAAGTGCTCCGGTCTCAGTTGCAGTAGCATCAACTGTCCCACCGTCAGCCGCAATTAGTACAGCATTAGATAAAAATACAACAGGAACAATGGTTGGTCAAATATCAACATTGGCTGCAACTGGACCGGCAGCTGCCGCAGTTAAATTAGGTGCAGGAGTGGTAGAAACAGCACAGGGTGCAGTTGCAGTAGTGGGTAATATGGCACAGACTCCTGCACAAATGGAAGCAGGTGGTGTAATTAAACCTGGTGCAGCGGCATTAGTTAACAATTTAGTACAAGGTGGAAAATCAATACAACAAGCATTGACTCCTAATTTATTTACCGGCAAAGACGGTGCAGTAAACTTAACTAGCTATGTAAATAATCCAGTAGCACAAGTTGCTACACAAGTTGCTACATTTTCTCAAGCACAAACCGCATTAACTCAAACTGGTTTAATTACTGGCAAAGAATCAGGTACAGCTATAGCAGGTTTAGTAATGTCTGCGGCAACAGCCGGTATACAAAATACTATAAATTTAGTTAGCAATGCAGCCGGAGCCGTTGTAGGCGCCGTAAATGGTGCAATATCAAATGTAGTAGGTGCCGCAACTGGCGCATTGAATAGTGTATTAGGGTCAGCCGCAAGTTTAGTATCAGCCGGTAATTTTGCAGGTAACTTAGCAAGTACAGTTACTGGTGGTTTAAGTAGTATTGCAGGCGCATTAGGTGGAATGGCCAAAGGTGCTATAGGTGGAATAGCAGGATTATTAGATACTGCTAAGGGTGTAGCAGGCAGTGCGTTCGCATCCATCACCGGAGCATTCCCTACATTACAAGTTGGAGTACCGCAAAATATTAGAGAGATTACTGAAAAAGCTCAAGCAGCCGCGCAGGCCCCTGCTTCTAATCCATTATCAGGTGCATTGGGTGCAGTTACCAGTGGAATAACCGGAGTACTTGGTGCAGTTACAGGAGCAGTAGCTAGTGTTACCGGGACATTAACAGGTGCATTGGGTACAGCTACAGGCATAACCGGCGTAGTTGGGGCAGTTAATAACGTGGTAGCCAGTGTTACCGGAACAGTTAATACTACCATTGGCGCAGCCACTGGCCTAATAAGAACAGCGTTAGCCCCAACCGCAAATTTATCTACTGGATTGGGAGCATTGCCCGGCGGTGCTAGTGTAGTTGCATCTGTTGTTAATAATGCACTTGGGGCAATTAATAGCGTACCGGGTGTTAGTGCAGTAACCGGATTGATTGGTCAAGCATCTGCAATTACAAACGGATTATCTAATATATCATCAATTAACCCATTAGCACCTTCAGGTGCATTAAATGCAGTTGCCGGAGCAGCCGGAGCATTGACAAAAGGGTTAGATGATTTAAAGAGTGGGAAACTAACATTAGCATCACTAGCCTCTGCTGGATTACCAGCTGGTGCAGCCGCACAATTAAATGCCGCTATTAGTTCAATGAGTTCAGGCGGTGCAGTACAAATTAAGTTACCTACAGTAGCTATTAATACTAATGACCGTAGCGAGTTAACATCACAAGTTACTAGTATATTAGGTGATGCAAAAATACCGGCACCAAATTTTGCTGGTGTTAGTGAAGATACATATAAAGCCGGACTATCTAAAATAGATGCAAAAAAAGAAAAGTATAAAGAAATTGATGCAAAACTAGAAGCTTTAAACGAGGAAGCTAAAACAGTTAGAGCACAATATAATGCATCAGCAGAAACATATGAAAATGCAAATAATAACTTACCTGCAGGTGACCCATCAGTTAGGGCAATATACGAAACAACACAACAATATAGATCACAGTTATTAGCACTTCAGAAAAAAGGGTATGAACTGCTTAATGAGCGAAACAAGATAGCATAAATATAGCAGAGGATAAAATATGCCATCATACATTGGATTTAGTACAATTAACGCTAACAAGCCACGTTCAACTAATTTACCAGCGGGTATTGCAGGTGGTGTAGGTTCTATGGTGCAACCAGTTATTCCGGGCAAGAAATATAGATTAGTAGATGAACAGTTAGTTATACAAGATTTCATTAATGCATTGAATATTCAACAAGGTCAAAAAGTAGGAAATCCTGCATACGGGACTACTCTTTGGAGTTTTGTTTTTGAACCTAATACGTTTGATGTACAGAACAAATTAGAGAATGAAATAAGACGAGTTGCTACTCAGGATCCAAGACTTATAGTTAATACAGTCAGCGCATATCCGCAAGAAAATGGAATTTTAATAGAAGTTGAACTAGCAATTGCCCCTTTTAACAATGCACAAACTCTTAGTGTTTTTTTCAACAATAGCACTAATACAGCAGTAATTCAATAATCTTCCAAAAGTAGTGTTTTTATTTAAGATAAATACTTAAAAGAGAATACCATTATGGCTACAAGTTCACGACAATCAGCACTATTCGGCGTCAACGATTGGAAGGCAATCTATCAAACCTTCCGTGAAGCCGATTTTCGTAGTTACGACTATGAAACACTACGTAAAAGTTTTATTGACTATTTACGTGTTTACTATCCTGAAACCTTTAATGATTATATTGAATCAAGTGAATTTATTGCTTTATTAGATGTTATGGCGTTCATGGGTCAAGGTCTTGCCTTCCGTAGTGATTTAAATGCACGTGAAAACTTTATTGATACTGCTGAACGTAGAGATAGCGTTATTAAACTTGCTAATTTGGTTAGCTATACAGCCAAACGTAATCTAGCTGGTCAAGGTTATATTAAAGTAATCAGTATTCAAACTAGTGAAAACATTACTGATTTAAATGGATTCAATTTAAGTAATCAAACTGTATTATGGAATGACCCTGCAAATGTTAACTGGTTAGAACAATTTAATACTATTATTAATTCCGCGTTAATTAATACACAACGTATTGGGCGCCCAGGAAATAGTGCTCAAATTTTAGGTATCAAAACAGATGAATATTCTATTAATATTCCACCAGATATCTTACCTATAGTACCATTCACATCAATTGTAGATAATCAAACTATGAATTTTGAATTAGTTAGTGTAACTAGTGTTGGAGAAGATTATGTTTATGAAATACCACCTGCACCAACAGGCATAATGAACATGGTTTATCGTAATGACAAATTGGGTTACGGTAGTCCAAATACAGGTTTTTTCTTTTACTTTAAACAAGGTAATTTACAAAACTTTGATTTTAATTTAGCGCAACAAATTGCAAATCAAGTAGTTGATATTGGTGACATTCAGGGTGTTAATAATACTGACACCTGGTTATATCAATTAAGTACAGATAACAGTTCTACAGTTAGTAGAACGTTATGGAAACAAGTAGAAAATGTATATGCTGACGCATATTTACAAACTGAAAATAGTATTCGTAGAATATTTTCAGTAGGTTCCAGATTTAATGACCAAGTTAGTTACGTTTTTGGTGACGGAGTATTTTCCGAGATTCCAGTTGGAACATTTAGAGCATATGTACGTGCAGGTAATGCGTTGACATATACTATTGATCCAACTGAAATGCAGAATCTATCAGTTACAATAAGTTATATTAGTAGAGTAGGACGAACAGAAACACTTACAATAGGATTAGAATTACAGACACCCGTGTCAAATGCACAGGCAAGAGAAACATTAGCAAACATTAAACAACGTGCCCCTACTCGCTACTACACCCAGAATAGAATGGTTAATGGTGAAGATTACAATAATTTCCCATATACATTATACAGTTCTATTATTAAAAGCAAAGCTATTAACCGTAGTTCTGTTGGTGTATCAAAAAACTTAGACCTGTTAGACCCTACCGGAAAATACT